TGCAAAAAGGCGTCCAAAGCAAAGATTGACCCAATGGTCGCAATCCTGATGGCGTTTCGATTGGCGATGCTTGCTCCACCTCGGCCCAAAGGCTCGTTGTTTGTTTTCTAAGGATACGAAATAGATGGCGACATTTGCAAAGCCGGTAAAGTGGCTGATGGATTTTTTCAGCGGCATGAGCGGCGAAGATGAGCGGCGATTGAATGCACGCCAAGCACTAGGTTATGCACCCGTCTGGAATAGCGTCAACAAGATCGCCAACAACATTGGCGTGATGCCGCTGGAATTGTATCGCGTGACGGCCAACGGTAAAGAAGTGGCGTCCGACGATTCACGGCATTACGTCTTAGCCAAAGATCCAAATGAGTATCAAACGCCGATTGTATTTAAGTCGCAAGTGACTTCTCACGCGATTTTGAAAGGCAACGGGCGGGCGTACATTCACTGGATTGGCAATCAGCTACAAGAGTTGATACCATTGCAGCCTGAATCGACTGTTACGATGCTGATCGAGGGCAAGAAGTTCCATATCAACGTGCCTGGGGAAAATGATCGAACGCGGCTTTTTGAGCGTGTCACTTCCATTGGCGGGCTGAAGGAAGCAATTATCCTTGCCGATGAGGATGTAATCCACATTCCTGGTTTTGGCTGGGACGGCGTGGAGGGCATGGATCTCACAACCGTTGCATCACGCTCACTTAATAGCGGCATCGCTGGCGATAAGCGGTATCACACGCAAGTAAATAAGGGGTTTTCGATTAAGGGGATGATAGAGGCACCCGTTGGGATGTTTCGTGATGAAAAATCGGCAAAGTTATTTCTGGATGGATTCAATGAAAAGCATCAAGGGCCTGAAAACGCCGATAGAGTTGCGATGCTTCGCGAGGGCATGAAGTTCCAGACCTACGCGATGTCAAACAAGGATGCAGAAGCGTTGGAGTCGCGTCGCTATAACCGCCAAGACATGGCATTGTGGTTTATGATGGAGTCGATTCTTGGTGACGGCTCAAACGAGGTGTACAACTCTATTGAGCAAAAGAATCAAGCATACCTTACGAACTGCCTGATGACGTGGATTACAAAGTGGCAAGAGGAGTTGAATAAGAAACTACTTGGACGAAACGAGAAGCTGCAAGGCCGCTATGAGTTCATGTTCGACACGATTGCTCTGCGTTTAGGTGACTTCAATTCCACCGTGAGCACGCTTCGCAATGCCGTTGAAGGCATGCTGCTCAACAAGAACGAGGCCCGCGACATTCTCGGATATAACCGCGTTGATGGTGGCGACGTATTCGAGAATCCGAACACGACTCCAGGCGGGCAAGCGGCGGCACCACAGGCGAAGCGGCTGGAATCGTCCGCCGTGCACGCTCATATTGAGCACTTAGTTGGCGTTGAGAAAAACCGTCTATTGCAGGCGTCTGACAATCCAAGCAAGTTCATTGCCAGCGTCGAGAAATTTTACGGCACATTTGAAAAGACGCTGCAAAACGGCATTGCAAAATACACCGTGAATGAGTCACTTGCCTCCAAGTGGTGCGACGCATCCAAGCAACGTGTTTTCGCACTAACCGACAGTTGCACTTACGACCAAATCAAGCCTGCACTTGAGCAGGATTTTGCCCAATGGGACGAACGAATTAACGCACTTGTGCAGGAGATTTGCGATGCTGCGAGTTGACGGAAATGAAATCTACATCTACGACGTAATCGGCCCCGAATGGTTTGGGCTCATTTCGGCCAACATGGTGATGGATGCACTCAACCAAGTTGGGCAACAGCGGGCTATCGTTCACTTCAATAGCCCTGGCGGCGGAGTGGATGAAGGCGTGGCAGCTTACAACGCCATGAAACGGCATCGCGAAAAGTACGGCTTGACTGTTGTAGTCGATTCGCTTGCTGCGTCCATTGCTTCCGTTATGGCTATGGCTGGCGATAAGATTGTTATGGCGGAAGGATCGATGTTGATGATCCATGAGCCTTGGACGGTTGCTATTGGTGATTCGCGTGTAATGAAGAAAACGGCGGAAATTCTTGACAAGACTAGCGACAGCTTGATCGGTATTTACGCAACACGAACCAATAAAGACGCCACTGAAATCAAGTCGATGCTTGTCGAAGAAACATGGATGACGGCAAAGGATGCTATTGATTTGGGTTTTGCCGACAGCATTGAAGGCGTCGCCGTGGAGCCAGTTGCCGTACCAGCCGATATGTTCGCCAAGGTGCCGGACAGCGTGCAGCAAAAGCCAATTTCGGCACGCAAGCGAGATGCACGAGCGATTCTCGCCAAGATCGCAACTCGTCGCGGGCAGTCGATTTGACACGATTTTTGATTTTGTTATAGTTTAACTGACGACAAATTCTCTATCGCAACTAATTAGCGGCATAGGGCAAATGGTCGAGACGTTTATTTCGTTTCGTCGCATGTTGCTGGATGCCGCTATCTTTGTTTTGGTGCCAGCCCTGCGAATTAAGCACAGGAGGCACTCTAGTGTCATATTTCAACAAACTGAAGGCTCAGCATGATGAAGCTGTAGCACGTGCATCGGCTATCGTTGCGGTAGCCACTGAAGAAAATCGCGAAGTCACCGAAGACGAGCAGCAGCGAGTCGACGAGGCACTAAAAACCGCCGAGCAGCTTGAGCCGAAAATGGAACAAGCTCGTAAGATCGAGATGAAAGCATCGCAGTTGCTTCAAGATCGCCAGCAAACTGGCAACTCAATCCAGGTTCCCGGCAAAAACTTCGCGATTCCGAAGGCCCACGGAACACTCAAGGCGTTTAAGGACGCTCAGTCCGCTTACGACACTGGCCACTTTTTGCTTGCTACCATCGGTGGCAACGAAAAATCCAAGCAGTATTGCCGTGATAAAGGCATGATTCTTAACGTCCATTCTGAGGGCGTGAATTCCGCTGGCGGATATCTTGTGCCTGAGATTATGGAATCGGCAATCATCGACCTCAAGGAAAAGTATGGTGTGGCACGACGCAACGCCTATGTCTATCCGATGACAAGTGATGCAACTACAATTCCACGACGCAATAGCGGACTAACCGTCTACTACCCTGGCGAGAACGGTGAGGGCACTGATTCCGATATGTCGTGGAGTCAGGTTCGGCTCGAAGCCAAGAAGGCTATGATTCTCACGCGAGTGTCGAACGAGCTCAACGAAGATGCTATTGTTTCGCTGGCTGATATTATTACAAACGAAATGGCTCTGGCGTTTGCGTATAACGAGGACTACGGTGTTTTTCGTGCAAACGGCGAATCGTCGTACGGTGGAGCTGTCGGACTTGCTAATAGCCTACTCGCTGGCTCTGTTGTTACTGCGACCGCTGGCGACAACACTTTTGCGGAGCTTGATTGGGCATTTTTCGAGGAAGCAATGGCAAAACTGCCGCAGTTCGACGGAATGCAAGTTGCATGGTACGTTAATTCCGCATTTTTCTACGCTGCAATGGCCCGTCTTGCTAACGCTGCTGGTGGCAACACCAAGGCAGACGTGGCGAGTGGTTATGACATGATGTTCATGGGCAAGCCAGTTGTGTTTACTCAAGTGCTACCAAGTGCTCTGACGAATCTTGCTGAGACCGTTGTTGGATTCCTTGGCGATCTTCGCATGGCTGGAACCTTCGGCTCTCGCCGTGGTATCACCATGAGCAGCGATTCGAGCCTATACTTCCGATACGACCAGATTGCCCTCAAGGGCACTCAGCGATGGTGTTGGAATGGTCATGAAACTGGCACCGCTTCCGTTGCAGGACCGATGATTGCACTCAAGATGGGCACCGCCTGATCTTAGCAGTGATTGACGCGGGGTGAGCCTTGTAAACCGCTCCGCGTTTTCTTCCACACAAAACACGAAAGAACAGGTGATTCTATATGAAACAGACCCAAGTACTCCACACTTCGATTGCAATCGCTCCGCAGAGCCTTGCATCTAATACCACGACAACTGCCCGCATTGATACTGCCGGTGCAGATTACGCAACTCTACGCATCTGCTTTGGTGCTGAGTTGAATACCAACGCAACTGGGCCAACGATTGCTTTGACGGCAAGCGATGACACCGTTGTGACCAACTTTGCAACCTTCAATGCTTCGTTCGCACGAACTGCGGAGGATTGTACCGCTGGTAAGGTTGTGACGTATCACGTCCAGCCACCAAAGCGTTATTTGCGAGTTGCGTTGACGACTCCAAACTCCAGTAACGACGTTATCTCAGCCTGCGTTTTAGCTGAATTGGTGAAAGAAATCTCGCCAATTGGCACAACTGGCCAAGGGGATGTTGTTGTGATCGGCTAAGCCGAGTGTCACTCACTCCGCTCGGCACCCTGCCATCTATGATAGCCCTAGTCGGTGGCAGGGATTTAATTTACGGGGCACATGGCGGGCTACCATGTTTTACGGACAGTTAATGCAGGACGCTTGGGTTGCTGAGCAGTTGCAGGATTTTGATTTACGACGCGGCTACTATGTCGATGTTGGCTGTCATGACGGGCACGAACTGAGCAATACGCTCTATTTTGCTGAGCGTGGCATGCCTGGATTGTGCATCGACGCGAACAGACGAACGCTCGAACTGGCAAAGAAAACACGGCACGCAGAATTTGAGTGCTGTGCAGTAAGTCACAAAAACGGTGAAGTAGGATTTAAGGTTAGTCATATCAATGACATGCTGTCCGGTATCGAATCGGTATATCCAGACTACAAAATCGAATGCAAGACGCTTGCCACAA